CGATGGATGACCTTTTAACTAATAGACCAGGTGGAATTGTTAGAACGAAACAACCACCATCGAATGTTATGATGCCTCTTCCAGCACAACCGATTACTGAACAAGCAAGTGGAATGTTAAGTTACCTTGATTCTGTTAAAGAAACACGAACAGGAATAACAAGACAATCACAAGGGCTAGATTCAAATACCTTAAATAAAACAGCGACTGGTCAAAACCAAATTCTGACACAATCACAAATGAGAATGGAGTTAATCGCCAGAATCTTTGCTGAAACAGGTGTAAAGGATCTAGCTTTAAAAATATTTGAACTGGTATGCAAGTACCAACAAAAAGAAAAAATCGTAAGAATTAGAGGCAAGTATATTCCTATGAGACCTTACGAATGGAAAGATAGAGTTAATGTTACTGTCCAGGTAGGATTAGGAACAGGATCAAAAGAACAACAACTCATTCTTCTTAACGCTATATTGGAACGACAAATGCAAGCAATAAACTTACAACAAAATGTATTTGGTCCAATGGTTAATCTTAGGAATGTATATAATAGTTTAAAGAAACTAATAGAGAACGCAGGCTTAAATGGAATAGAACCCTATTTCATGGATCCTGACGTAGGTGCTGCTCAAATGCCTCAGTTACCACCTAAACCACCAACTGAATTTGAAAAAGTTACATTAGCACAAGTACAAGGTGAAAACCAACGTGCACAGTTAAATGCGAATGTAACACTAAAAGAAATTGAAGGCAGAATGAGACAACAGCTGCTTGACTTCGAAATAAAGATTAAAGAATTAGAACTTAAATACGGATCTAAGATAGATGAGCTTGAACTTAAGCGTAGATCTATGTTAGAAACAGAAGACCTTAAGAAATCTGGAGATTTAATGAAAGAGATTGTTAAGGGACAACAACAATTCTTTGGTGATGAACAAAATAGAACAGCAGATAAGAAAGGGCAAACAAGCCCAGGTCCTACTACAGGATCCACTTCTTAAAACCGCATTCGAAGATCTCTTAGAAACTTATAGACAAGAGATCTTTAATACAAGTTTTACTGACGATGAAAAACGTAGATCCCTTTGGATGGCTTATAATATGGTCGATAAAATCCGAGGACATTTACAGTCTATCATTGAAAGTGGAAAACTAGCTCAAAAAGATCTTGAGCTTTTACATAAGAGCTAACCTATTCTAGGAGCTCGTTAAACGTCAACCAACAAGGAGGAACGTTACATGGCACAAGAACAAACTGTTCAAGGTGCTGCTGAAAAAATATCTGGACTTCTGAATCCTAAAGAAGGACAATCGGAACCAGAGAAAAAAGAAGCAGTCCCCTCAGAGCAACCTCAAGAGATCAAAGAGGAACCTTCAAAAGAGAGTCAATCAAAGTCTGAAGAAACTCCCAACGAAGCAGCTACTGAAAAACCCGAAATCGAAGAAGAAACGCAAACAGCTACAGAGGAACCAGAACTCCACCGCATTAAAGTTAGTGGTCAAGAGTTAGAGGTTACCCTCGATGAACTGAAAGCAGGTTATTCACGAGACTCGGATTATAGACAAAAAACTCATACTTTAGGCTTAGCAAGAAAAGATCTTGATAGTCAAAAGGAAAGTTTGCGTCAATCTTATGATACTCGTTTATCAGAACTAAACGACTTGATTGGAACTGCTGATGGTTTCATCAGACAACAACAAGGTAGTAAGGATCTCCAAAAACTTTATGACGAAGATCCCACAGCTGCAGCCCGACTGGATTACCAGTTAAGAGAACAAGAAAGGCAGCTAGATGGAATGAAGTCTAAAGCTCAGGAGGCTTATCGTAAACAATACGATGATTACGTTACTGCCCAACGAGACTTAGCAGCGGCTAAAATACCAGAGTACAGCGATCCTAATAAAACCGATCAATTCAAAACCAATATGCGTACAACGCTTAGAAGTTATGGATTTAATGATGGTGAAATTGGGAGTCTGGCTGATCATCGTTTCTTAATGGTGATTAAAGATGCTATGAGTTATAAATCTGTTAAAGATAAAAAACCTATAGCCCAGAAGAAGGTAGCTAACGCACCTAGAGTTGTAAAATCTGGAGTAGCCAAATCAGGTTCAAGTTCAGGTAGAGAGAATATAAGAAGTAAAATCGGTCGATTAAAGAAAACTGGACATATTAAAGATGCTCAGAACGCTTTGCTTGACATGATTAATCTTAAATCTCAACAAAAAAGGTAAAAAACTATGGCACAACCAAGTGAAACTTTTGACACTTACGATTCCATTGGTGAACGTGAAGATCTGTCAGATGTTATTTATAACATCTCGCCAACTGACACGCCTTTCCTAAGTTCTGCAGCTAAAACACAAGCAACTGCAGTTCTGCACGAATGGCAAACTGACAGTTTGGCTGCAGCAGTCACGAACAATGCGGTAATCGAAGGGGATGAAGCTACAGCTGATGCTGTTACTGCTACTACGAGATTGTCCAACTCTTCTCAAATTCTTGATAAGGTTGTTACAATTACTGGTACGCAGGAAGCAGTTGACAAAGCTGGTCGTGCATCTGAAATTGCTTACCAAATAGCCAAAAAAGCAAAAGAACTAAAGAGAGATCTTGAATCTTCTCTTACTTCTAATAATGCTGAAGTAACTGGCTCTGCAAGTGCAGCTCGAGTATTGGGCGGTCTTGGATCATGGGTAGCAACTAACGATGTTTTCGGTTCAGGCGGTGCATCTGGCGGTTTAGGTAATACTGCTAGAACAAATGGCACTCAAAGAGCTTTTACTGAAGCACAATTAAAATCTGTTATTAAATCAGTTTGGAATGCTGGTGGAAACCCACAAATAATTATGGTGGGACCATTCAACAAACAAAAGTTATCAGGATTTACTGGTAACAGTACTAGATTTGATGCAGGTGCAGATGCAACTTTGTATACATCAGTCGATGTTTACGCTTCTGACTTCGGTCAAACACAAGTAATACCTAACAGATTCTCTAGAGATAGAGATGGGTGGGTACTAGACATGGATTACTGGGGAGTAGCTTTCTTAAGAGACTTTTCAATGCATGAACTAGCAAAAACTGGTGACACAGAAAAACGTCAACTATTAGTTGAATGTACTCTGGAATCCAGAAATGAAGCTGCAAGTGGCTTAATAGCTGACTTAACAACTTCGTAATAATATAACTGTTTAGGCGGGTAACCTCAAATCTGCTCGCCTAGCAGCATTTCAAACAATTGAAGATCTGAGATAGGTTAGGATCGGAACAATTAAAGGAATATCATGAGAACATTAAACGACTACTTTTTAACAGCAAAAATTACTACTATTAGTACTGCAGGATCAACATTCGTACCTGTGCCTGATGGTGGAACAATTATTAAAATTTTAACATCAATTAAAAATGCAATTACAACTGCAGACGCAGCTCTTTCTTTTGAAATAGGTGGAACTGCAGTAACTGGTGGCGGAATTACAGTAACACAATCTGGATCTGCAGCTGGAGACGTTGATACTGCTGAACCAACTGCTGCTAACAGAGTTGAAGAAGATGGAACTATCGAAATAATAACTGATGGTGGATCTTCAACAGCTTGTGAATGTGTAGTAACATTCGTAATTAGAAGATAATTAAAATGGGTAAATGTTCCTGGAACGTTCTAGGAACATACCCAAAACATAAGGAGAACAAAATATGAACTATGGATTAAGAGAAGTGACTTTGCAAAGAGTAGCAACTTCAGATACTTCTGCTGCATCTTCTGCATTTGGAGCAAATATAGAATATGCTAGAATAGTATCTGATACAGATTGCTGGATTACATTTGCAACTTCACCTACAGCTACTGCAACTAAAACATTTTTACCTGCTAAAGAAATTGAAATTTGGAAAGTTTCTCCAGGTCAAAAAGTAGCAGCTATATTAGCGACTGGTACTGGAGCAATCTACATATCTGAATTATCAGAATAATGACAAAGGTAAGAGCTACCGAATGGAATGCTGATTTTAGTAAAACTCGTTATATACAAGAATCAGATGGTAAACTAACTATTCATAATAAACAGAACATTAATCCTGTACTAGAAAGAAACAAAAAGTTATATAATCATAATACAGGATATACAGCTTCAAAAGATTTTAAAAGAGTAGCAAGCATTCCACCCATTATATTACAAATATGGACTAAAGAATATAATGGATCTCGTAACTGGTTTGCCTTACCTAAAGAAACACAAAACAAAATTTTAAAAACAAAACTGAATAGCTCAGAATTTAGATATTTTAGAACTGCAGAAGGAAAATTATAATGGCTATATCAACCTATACAGAATTAAAAGCATCAATTGCTAACTGGTTAAATAGAAGTGATTTAACCGATGAGATAGCTGATGATTTCATTAAACTTACTGAAGCAGATTTTAATGCTAAGTTAAGAATAAGACAAATGGAACAGATTGATACTGTGACTATTGATGAAGAAACTGAAACTGTACCAACGGGATTTATTTCTGTTAGATCATTTTATCTTTTATTATCTAGTACCAAATATCCACTAGAATATATTACACCCCATAACTTATTTGAAATAAGAGGTGGTTCAAAAACAGGAAGACCACGTTCTTATACAATAGAGGCAGATGATGAAACTGAACAATTCAGATTTGGTCCTAGCCCTGATACTACTTATACTGGTTACTTATCATATTACAAAAATATCGCAGCTCTTAGTTCTTCCAATGCAACCAATTATATTTTAGACAAACACCCAGGAATCTATTTGTATGGTAGTCTTTATCATTCATCTAATTTCCTAGGAGGAATGGATCAACAACAAGTACAAAATTGGTTACAAATGTATATCGCAGCATTAGAACGATGCGAGAACAACGACAAACAGGACTCCTATGGTGGAGCACCTGTAGTACAAAGAGCTGATATACAAACCGATCTATCATTTTATAGGAACAGATAATGCAATTACCTTTTGGAGAATGGCTACCTGATCAACCTGATCACCTAAAGAAAGGTGCAAACGTAGCAACTAATGTCTACTATGCACAGAATAGCTATAAACGCTTTCCTTCTTTAGTTAATTATAGTTCAAATACTTGTGTTAAAGATTCTA